AAAAGATAATGATTCAAGTTACTAAACGTAACGGGCGCAAAGAGACTCTCGATATTGAAAAGCTACACAAGGTTGTGTTTTATGCATGTGAAGATATTACAGGAGTTAGTCCAAGCGAAGTAGAAATAAAGAGTCAGATTCAGTTCTATAATGGTATAACTAGTAAAGAAATCCAAGAAACACTTATCAAAGCAGCAGCTGATCTTATCAGCGAAGAGACTCCTAACTATCAATATGTTGGTGGCAGACTTGTTAACTATGCGCTACGCAAAGAAGTGTACAATGGATTTGAACCATGTCATGTCAAAGAGTTAGTTGAGCGTAATACAGTAAATGGATTTTATGATAGTGAACTAGGTACAAAATACAGCGACGAAGAGTGGGATAAGATCAATACGTTTATCAAGCACGATAGAGATGAGAACTTAACTTATGTTGCTATGGAACAGTTGCGTGGCAAGTATCTATGTCAGAACAGAGTAAGCGGCGAAATATTTGAAACACCGCAGATGTGCTACATTCTTATCGCAGCAAGTCTTTTTCAAGACTATCCAGTTGATTCCCGCTTGCAATGGGTAAAAGAATATTACGATGCTATTAGTTTACACGACATTAGCTTACCTACTCCTGTGATGGCTGGTGTACGTACACCTCAACGTCAGTTCAGTAGTTGCGTTCTTATTGAAACTGATGATAGTCTTGACAGTATCAATGCTACTGCTGCCTCTGTTGTTAAGTACGTTTCACAAAAAGCAGGCATTGGTATTGGTGGAGGAAGTATCCGTGCTATTGGGTCTCCTATACGTAAAGGCGATGCTTATCACACAGGAATCATTCCATTCTACAAGCACTTCCAAAGTGCAGTAAAGTCATGTAGCCAAGGTGGTGTACGTGGTGGCGCAGCAACTATTTACTATCCGGTATGGCACTTGGAAGTAGAAGACATGCTGGTGCTAAAGAACAACAAAGGCACTGAAGAAAACCGTGTACGACACATGGACTATGGTGTACAGTTCAACAAGTTGATGTATGAAAGACTTATTACAGGCGGCGACATTACACTATTCTCGCCTGCTGATGTACCAGGATTATACGAAGCGTTCTTTGCAGACCAAGACAAGTTCCGTGAGCTATATGAAACAGCAGAGCGCAACACACGACTACGTAAGAAAACAGTTAAAGCCAGTGATTTATTCAGTAGCTTCATGGAAGAGCGTAAGAACACAGGTCGTATTTATTTACAGAATGTAGACAATGCTAACGACCACGGTAGCTTCCTACCAGAGGTTGCGCCTATTAGACAATCAAACTTGTGTGCAGAGATTGACTTACCTACAAAGCCGCTTAAAGATCTAAACGATCCAGAAGGCGAGATTAGCCTGTGTACTCTTAGTGCAATCAACTGGGGTAACATTAAAACACCAACAGACTTTGAACGTGTGTGTCGTTTGGCAGTGCGTGGACTTGATGCACTACTAAGCTATCAGAACTATCCAATCCTAGCAGCACAGTTGAGCACAGAGAAGCGCCGTCCTTTAGGTGTTGGTATTATTAACTTTGCATATTGGTTAGCCAAGCATGACTTAACTTACCAGCACATTGATACAGCAGGACTAGAACTAGTCGACGAGTATGCCGAAGCATGGAGTTACTACTTGATTAAAGCAAGTGCAGACCTAGCAGCAGAGCAAGGTGCACCAAGCGGCAACATGGAAACAAAATACGGACACGGCATCACTCCTAATCAAACATACAAAGCAGACGTAGACGAACTAATCAAGCATAGAGAACGTCAAGACTGGAAAGGCTTGCGTAAACAACTGAAACAAACAGGCATCCGTAACTCAACACTAATGGCACTTATGCCAAGTGAAACAAGTGCGCAGATTGCAAATGCAACCAACGGCATTGAGCCTCCACGTAGTTTGATTAGTGTGAAGCAATCAAAGCATGGCGTACTAAAGCAAGTTGTTCCTGAGTTCAAGCGTTTAAAAAACAAGTATGACCTACTGTGGGATCAACAGTCTCCAGAAGGTTACTTGAAGATTATGGCAGTACTACAGAAGTATATTGATCAAGGCATTAGTATTAACACAAGTTACAATCCAATCTTCTTTGATGACGAAAAGATTCCAATGAGTACAATGCTACAACACATGTTGATGTTTTACAAGTATGGAGGCAAACAGTTGTATTACTTTAACACTAATGACGGGCAAGGCGAACTTGATATTAGTAAGCTAATGGGAGACCATGCTTTACCAGAACTAGAGCAAGCAGTAGTTGATGATGAAGATTGCGAAAGTTGCACAATATAAAACTTGACATGCTATTCGTAGCATGTTATAAACACATGAAGATAACATATTAAGGGAAACACACAGATGAGCGTCTTTGACACAGCAAACAAAGCAGACCATACCAAGGTTACTGCATTTTTAGACCCAACCGGCGGTCCTACAATTCAGCGTTACGATACGCTAAAGTATAAAAGTTTTGACAGCCTAACTGACAAACAGCTAGGATTCTTTTGGCGACCTGAAGAAGTAGACATCTATCAAGATGCAAAGGACTTTAAGGGTCTTAGTGAGCACGAGCGTCACATCTTTACAAGTAACTTAAAACGTCAGATCCTACTAGACAGTGTGCAAGGTCGTGCGCCAGTAGAAGCGTTTGCTCCTATTGTAAGTTTACCCGAGATTGAGAACTGGATCCAAACATGGACGTTCAGTGAAACAATCCATTCACGTTCTTATACACATATTATCCGTAATGTGTACAGCAACCCTAGTAAAATCTTTGACGAGATGATGAACATTGAAGAGATTGTAGATTGTGCTGGTGACATTTCAAAGTACTACGATGACTTGATCGAACAGAGCAGTTGGTATAATCTATTAGGTGAAGGCACACATACAGTTAATGGTAAAAAGATTAAAGTTGATCTTTATGAGCTAAAGAAACTTTTGTGGCTTACACTAATGAGTGTTAATATCCTTGAAGGTGTGCGATTTTATGTGAGCTTTGCATGTAGCTGGGCGTTTGCAGAAATGAAGCAAATGGAAGGCAATGCTAAGATTATTAAACTTATTGCCCGTGACGAGAACTTGCACCTAGCAAGTACACAGATGCTGTTGAAGATTCTCAAAACAGATGATCCTGTGTTCGAACAGATTGCAAAAGAAACAGAACAAGAATGTATTGATATGTTTGTTGATGCAGTTGATCAAGAGAAAGCATGGGCAGACTATTTGTTCAAAGACGGATCAATGATTGGGTTGAATACACAGTTGTTGAGCGATTATATTGAATGGATTTGCACACGCAGAATGACTAACGTAAATCTTAAAAGCCCATACAGTGTAAAGTCAAATCCTTTGCCGTGGACACAGAAATGGATCTCGGGTGCAGATGTACAAGTTGCTCCACAAGAAACTGAAATCACAAGTTATGTTAGCGGCGGTACAAAGCAAGATGTTGCAGCAGACACATTCAAAGGCTTTTCGTTATGATAGAAATATATGGCAAAACACAATGCCCGTTCTGTGATAGAGCAAAAGCGTTGTGTGAAAGTCGTCAGTACGAATACAAATACTATCAACTCAACGAAGACTTTACACGTGAACAAGTATTAGAAATGTTCCCAGGAGCTCGCACTTTCCCACAAATCAAAGTAGGTGGCAAAAGCATTGGCGGCTGGGATAAGTTTCCACAGTATTTAGAAGAAACAGGTTACAACGGAACAGGACACTCATTATGATTATTGAAGCACCGTACAAAGCAACAGACACCATTACTATTAGAACTACAGCAGGCGAAGAGATTGTAGGCAGATTTGTAGAAGAAGATGCTACCAGTATCAAAATCACCAAGCCACTAGCACTACAAGCAAGTCAGCAAGGCATTGGACTAGGTCCTTGGGTGTTTACTGTAGATCCTGCCAGCACTATCAAACTAAATAAAAGTGCAATAGTTTTTGTACACAAGACTGAAAAAGATATGGCCAGTCAATATGTGCAAGCAACTACAGGATTAGCAGTAGTTTAGGAGTATAGATGCCAGGATTAGCATACAAGGACGGAAAAAGCAGTGTTGCTTGTACCGACGGTGTTAGAGGAAAAGTATGTCGACGAGCCGGCGATCCTCCAGTACCTGTTGCTTGGAACTGGGATGCTAATACAACACAGTCGAGCAATGTTGGCAGTGGCAATGTTTTTGTTAACAACATAGGCGTTGTTAGAAAAGACGATGTTATGAAAAGTCACCCACACGGAGATCCTTGTACAGCAGGTCCTGTAAACCATTCGCCGCCATTGGATACATATTCGCCAAATGTTTATGCAAATAATAAACAAATAGGGCGCATTGGCGATCACTATGACGGTGACGGTACCTCTCAAACACACGAAATAACCTCTGGTAGTTCTAACGTTTTTGCCAACTAATATGATTAAGGCTTGACAGTTTGTTTACCTTGTGTTAATATAAAACATAACAAAGGCAAATAGAAAGAGGCATGTATGGAAAAGATTATTGTAACAGACTGCGATGGAGTCTTACTCAACTGGGAATATGCGTTTTGTGCTTGGATGACACAACACGGGTATACTGAAATCGAAGATGGTAATAAAGAATACAACATTGGTAAACGATTTGGTATTACTCTAGAAGAAGCTATCAAACAAGTTGTAATATTTAATGAGAGTGCTGCAATGGCATTCCTTCCAGCACTACGTGATGCACGTTATTATGTGAAACGACTACACGAAGAACACGGCTATGTGTTCCATTGTGTCACTAGCATGAGTCTTGATCCTAATGCCAAGAAGCTACGTCAAATGAACTTGGACAAGTTATTTGGTCCAACAGCATTTCCAGTACTAGAGTGTTTGGATACAGGTGCAGACAAAGACGAAGCACTTGAGAAGTATCGTGACACTGGTTACTATTGGATCGAAGACAAGTTTTCAAATGCTGTTGCAGGACAGAAAGTAGGCATGCGACCAATACTTATTGAACACGGATGGAATATGAATGATACTATTCCGGATAACATGAAGAAAGTAGTCAACTGGAAAGAACTATACGAGTACATTATAGGTGTCTGAGTTGAGCGAAATACATGACGCAATGAAAGTTGCATTTGCAACTTACGTTAAAGAATCAGAAAAGTTTGAACAAGAAGGTGTGAAAGTAAGTGCTGTTCGTGCCCGTCAAGCTCTCAATGATTTAAAAACGTTAATAACAGAGCGTAGAAAAGAAATACAAGATCAAAAGTTAAAAACATGAGCGAAAAACAATACCTAAATAACATTGCTGACAAAGTTTCTTTGTATGTACAAGCAAAACAAAACGCTATTGATTTCTTAGTAAAGAAAGAAATAAAAAATCGTAATAGTATTCAAAACTGTTTGATTATGAGTCAAATATGGACTGCTTCTCAGATAGATGATAACATCACGTTGAATGATATTATGATATATCTTGGTAACACTGAGTCAGCAGATGATGATCTTGATATGAAAGAAGTAATACTTGACGATGACATGAAGCATCTTACTCTCAACGAAATATTAGAAGTAGCATTAGAAAACGATGATCGTATTTAATATTGGTCGTGCAACTATCAGTGTCTGTGAAGATACTGCAAGATGTGCAGTAGATAACATACAACATGATGATGTAACATTAGTTGCTGATTTCTGTGATAAAAATAACTATGTAGTAGATGTAATACACGGAGATATCACAGCAGCAGAAAATCTAAAATATTACACAGCAGGTGATATACTTACTCGTAATGACTTCCTCAAAAAACATATTGAAAGTCAATACTGTTGATTATCAAAGCTAGGAACGCATTGCTAAAAAAAGGTCCATACTGTCTTGATTTTAAGAATAGTAAAGATCTTTTTACTATTGATTACTATGATGAGAATGAGTTTTTGTATCAAATAGAGTGCGACATTAATCGTGCTAACCAAATATACAAGCAATCTATATACGAAGGCTTTTATGAACAGTGTTAGCGTCAACATTTCTGCTCTGGTATAAATACCAATATGATAGAGCATAAAGAAGCATATAGATTGTTTTGGATGGTAAAAGGCCATATTCCAGAGAGTGATGCTACAGCATTTCAATCAGCAGATAGCTACTTTAAAAGATTATGGGTCGACGGTTGCAATGGGGCTCCGTTATGTGATTATGAAGAAGGTTTTGAACAAGCATATAATAGGAGATTCCACAATGGAACCAAAAGGAATAACGTCACTGAGTGACGAAGACTTACAATGCCTAGAAAAAATAGTTTCTACAAAGTTTACAGAAGCATGTGACTATGCAAAAACATTTGATACAAAAAACAGATGGCATTCAAATATTAAATCAAATCAGTTGCTTAGAATAATGAATGCTATTAGAGCTACAAAAACAGTACGAAAAATAAAAGACCAACGATGGTAAATTGTTCTTGACAAACCTACAAATATAGTATATAAATAAACTGTTAGCGTTGAAGCAACGTAGACACATACTGGACCCCGGGGCAGTACCGGGCTACTCCACCATAAGCACACTGTTTCTAGGGTCTGACCCGCGAAATCGCCTTTA